TCACTGTACAACTTAAAAAAAATGGGAATTGAAGAAGACTTTTATGCCACAGTTAAACTCAAGTCTGGTGAAGAAATCTTTGCCAAAGTAGCAGCTTCTGAAGAAGAAGACAGAACATTATTGATTATATCAAATCCTATTACTATTAATGAAATTAAAAATAGAACAGGAGTAGTTGGTTATAAATTAGAACCTTGGCTTAAAACAACCAAAGAGGATATGTTTATTATTAATTTAGAAGATGTTCTTACTTTATCCGAATCTTCTGATATTGAAATGATTATGATGTATCAATCATATGTACGTCAATCCAATAAGAATGGTTCAAACCATTCAAAGATAAATAGAAGAATGGGATATATCTCTAATGTTAATGATGCTAAAGAGATCTTAGAGAAGCTCTTTAAGAATAGCTAAGCCCTACCCTTCAAACCCAACAAAGGTATTCTATCGAGTTTTGGATACCTTGTCAAGTATTTGTATAAGTGCTATAATTCATACATATTATGAGTTAACCTAATGATAACGACAGCAGTTATGACCAACAGAAAGAGGTCAGAGCACTACGTAAACAACAAAGAGTTTCTTGCAGCACTGATCAAATACCGTGAAGACAAAGAGATTGCACTGATTCAAGGAAAACCAAAACCTCCTATTCCTCGCTACATTGGAGAGTGTTTCTTGAAGATCGCCAATCACCTCTCTTTTAAACCAAACTTCGTGAACTATATGTTCAAGGAAGATATGATTTCTGATGGGATTGAAAATTGTGTGCAGTATATTCACAATTTCAACCCTGAAAAGTCCCAAAATCCTTTTGCATACTTCACTCAAATCATTCACTACGCTTTTCTTCGTCGTATTCAAAGAGAGAAGCGTCAACTAGAAATTAAAAACAAAATTCTTGAACGTTCTGGATTTTCTGAGGTATTTGCGGACGATAACACTATTGACGGCGGGAACTATTCCGATTATAATTCTATTAAGGATGGAGTTCACAGCAAACTGCGATATTGAATGAAAGTAGCAATTATTACAGATCAGCACTTTGGTGCCAGAAAGAATTCCAAACTCTTTCATGATTATTTCTTAAAATTCTACAATAATGTATTTTTTCCAACGCTCGAAGAGTATGGGATCACTACTGTTGTAGATATGGGAGATACTTTTGATAGTCGTAAAGGAATTGATTTCTCCGCACTTTCTTGGGCTAAAAATAATTACTATGACCGTCTCCAAGAAATGGGAGTGAAGGTCCATACAATTGTGGGGAATCATACCGCATATTATAAGAACACCAACAACGTAAATGCAGTTGATTTGCTTTTACGCGAGTACGATAATGTGACCGTATATTCAGAACCAACCGAAGTGATGTTGGGACAACTACCAACTCTTTTTATTCCATGGATTAATCAAGAAAATGAGGAAAGCACTCTCAAACTTATTCAAAAGACAACTTGCACATGTGCGATGGGGCACCTTGAACTCCAAGGATTTAGAGTTAATAAACAAATCGTCATGGAGCATGGTTTGGAGGGCAAACTATTTGGTAAGTTCACCAGGGTCTACTCGGGACACTATCACACTAGATCGAATGATGGAACAGTTTTCTATCTAGGTAATCCTTATGAGATTTATTGGACTGATGTAGGTGATACTCGCGGATTTACTATCTTTGATACTGAAACAATAACTCACGAACCAGTGAATAATCCTTATAGAATGTTTTATAATATTTACTATGAGGATACTAACTATCAAACATTTGATGCGCGTGAGTATGAAAACAAAATTGTAAAAGTTGTTGTTCGCAAAAAAACAGACACTAAAAAGTTTGAAAAGTTTATTGATAAACTTTATGCATCCAATATTGCAGAACTTAAGATTATCGAAAACTTTGATATTCAAGAACCTGTAGAATTTGAAGCATTTGAAAGCGAAGACACTATTTCTATCTTGAATAGATATATTCAGGAGGCAGAAATTAATCTTGATAAATCTGTCATTCAGAAGATGATGCAAGAAATATATCAAGAAGCATGTGAATTAGTTTAAATGTTTATTCTAACAATTAATGGCAGAGAAACCGAAGGTGCATATTCCGTGGTTGATGATGAAGGAGAAAATATTCTTTATCTCTTCCAAGAGGAAGATGATGCCACTCGATATGCTATGATGTTAGAAGACGATGGATATCCCGAAATGCATGTAATTGAAATTGAAGACGAAGTGATGATAAAAACTTGCGAGATACATGGATATCAATATACAATTATTACCCCAGATGATATCGTAATTCCCCCAGACATTGATCATGATTTTATTTAAAAAAATTCGATGGCGTAATTTTCTCTCAACTGGTCAGCACGAAACTGAAGTTAATTTTACAGAAAATAAAACCAATTTAATCGTTGGTACAAATGGGGCAGGTAAGAGTACTGTTCTTGATGCTCTAACTTTTTCTTTGTTTGGGAAACCATTTCGCAAGATTAATAAACCGCAACTTATCAATTCTGTAAACGAAAAAGATTGTAGAGTTGAGGTTGAATTCTCTATTGGAAATACTGAATGGAAAGTTGTAAGGGGAATTAAACCAACACTTTTTGAAATCTGGAGAAATGATACTGCCCTAGATCAATCTTCTGCTGCTTTAGATCAACAAAAATGGTTAGAGCAAAATGTTCTTAAAATGAATTATAAAACTTTTACTCAGATCGTGATACTGGGTTCTAGCACCTTTGTTCCTTTTATGCAACTCTCTGCTGCTCATCGTAGAGAAGTGATTGAAGATCTTCTTGACATTAAAATCTTTTCTTCAATGAATAGTGTAATTAAGGAAAAGATTCGACAGGTAAAGGAAGACATTAAAGTTCTTGAGTTAAAGAAAGAATCTCTTCTTGATAAGGTCAAGATGCAACAAAGTTTTATTGAGGAACTTGAAAATCGAGGAAAGAAAGATATTGACGATAAAAATGTTTCTATTATGTCTTTGTCTGAGGAAATCGGTCATTTGATGGAAGATAATACTTCTTTGGAAGAACCTCTTTATGAGTACATTAGAGAGCAAGATAAGTTGGTTGGATATGCGGAGAAACTTCGCAAACTTGGAAACTTAAAGGGTAAGATTTCTCAAAAAGTATCTACCATTACTAAAGAACACAAGTTTTTTACAGAGAATACTGTTTGCCCTACCTGTACACAATCAATTGAAGAGACCTTTAGAATAAATAGAATTAACGACGCTCAATCTAAAGCAAAGGAGTTGCAATCTGGTTATAAAGAACTGGAGGAGGCAATTAAAGAGGAAGAAGAGCGAGAGCGTCAATTCACTACTCTATCGAAGGAGATCTCAAAACTAACTAATGGCATTTCTCAAAACAATATTAAGATTAACGGATTACAAAGACAAATCCGAAATCTTGAAAAGGAAATTCAAGTTCTTACCGAGAACCTTGCAAACAGAAATACTGAACATGGGAAGTTAGAATCCTTCAAAGACAATTTAAAAATTACATACGACGAACTCGTTTCTAAAAAAGACACAATCAACTATTACGATTTTTCGTATAGTCTGCTCAAAGACGGTGGAGTAAAATCCAAAATCATCAAGAAGTATCTGCCTCTTATCAATCAGCAGGTTAATCGCTATCTGCAAATGATGGACTTCTATATTAACTTTACTCTTGATGAGGAATTTAACGAAACCGTCCAGTCACCAATTCACGAAGATTTCTCATATGCTTCCTTTAGTGAGGGCGAGAAAATGAGAATTGATCTTGCACTTCTGTTTACTTGGAGAGAAGTTGCGAGAGTCAAAAATTCAGTGAATACAAATCTTTTAATTATGGACGAGGTGTTTGATTCTTCTCTTGATGGATTTGGAACAGAAGAATTTCTTAAGATTATTCGTTATGTGATTAAGGATGCAAATATTTTTGTTATTTCCCATAAGACAGGATTAGAGGACAGATTTGAATCTGTCATTCGATTTGAAAAGGTTAAAGGTTTTTCTCGTATGATAATCTGAGTTATCTAAGAAAAATGCAAATACCAAACTGGAAGCACCATTCTAAGAAAGAACAAAAACGAAAACTTAAACCGCAAGCACTTCGACAAGCAAAAGCGCGAAGACAAGCACTCAAGAAGCGTCTCAATTCTAGAGACGCTTCTTTTTTTATAAATAACTAAAAAAGTATTTGTAACAAATGGAACCAAAACAATTAGTTGGTCTTTATGAAGCTTATTATCAAGTTTATGAACCACAAGAACTCATTGAAGAAGTAG